CACCTGGTCCGATTCCGTTTTTGCATACTGTCGATTCTGACATGACTGCATATCGTCAGGGTACAACTCGCAAGGGTTCCTATGCTGCATATCTTGATGTATCGCATCCAGATATCATGGAATTTTTGACGATTCGTGTACCGACTGGCGACGTGAATCGCAAGTGTATGAATCTACATCACGCTGTCAATGTCACGAATGATTTCATGCGCGCAGTCGAAAATGATTCTGACTGGCATCTGCGTGATCCAAATGACGGCACAATCCGTGAGACAATGCGAGCCCGCAAGCTATGGGAAACCATTCTTGAGGTTCGTTATCGCACGGGTGAGCCATATATCAATTTCATTGATACTGCTAATGAAGCACTTCCTCAGGCTCTGAAAGATCGTGGTCTAAAGATTCATGGATCAAATCTTTGTAATGAGATTCATCTACCGACGAGTGAGGAAAGGACCGCAGTATGTTGCCTATCTTCGTTAAACCTAGAGAAGTACGACGAGTGGAAGAACACTGGTTTAGTCAAAGACCTAGTGACGATGCTGGACAATGTTCTTCAGGTGTTCATCGACAATGCGGGGGACGAGATTTCACGTGCGCGTTTTTCAGCGCAACGCGAGAGGTCGCTCGGTCTTGGCGCGATGGGGCTACATTCTTACTATCAGCAACGTGGAATTCCATTTGCAAGCGAAACCGCAAGACAAATCAATAAGGAGATTTTCTCCGATATCTTTGCTAAGGCACGTGAGCAGTCGAGAATCCTAGGTCGTGGGCGCGGCGAAGCTCCTGATATGGAAGGCACGGGTATGCGTAATGCCCATGTGATTGCGATTGCGCCAAATGCAAACAGCTCAATCATTCATGGTTGCTCACCATCTATTGAACCTTGGAAGGCAAATGCTTTTACTCATCGCACTCGCGCTGGCTCTCACCTGGTCAAAAATGAATACCTGAAGCAGCTTCTAGCTGTTATTGGTAAGGATACAGATGAGGTATGGTCTAGCATTATCACAAATGGTGGTTCTGTTCAACATCTCGATTTCCTGAGCGAACATCAGAAGCAAATTTTTGCTACGGCCATCGAAATTGATCAGATGGAGATTGTGACTCAGGCTGCTTGGCGTCAGAAATGGATCTGCCAAGGTCAGTCGCTCAATCTATTTTTCCCCGCAGGTGCATCTCGTGGGCTACTGCATCATGTTCATTTTGCTGCATGGAAACTTGGTTGTAAGGGACTATATTATCTACGCACAGAATCTTCAAGTCGCGCAGAGAATGTTTCGAAGAAGGTTGAGCGTAATAAGCTGGTTGATATATCAGAAATACAAGTTAAGGAAGAGACACAGGAAGAATGTGTCGCATGTCAGGGGTAAACAATGGATATTCGCATCGTAACTAAGACTGGTTGCCCATTCTGCGATAAGGCGAAGGAATGGTTGTCTAGACGCGGCTTCTCATATACAGAAGACCGTATGGATAATGAGGAGCTGCGCTATGCTTTCTATCAGCAGCATAAGGTGAATACTGTTCCTCAGGTATTCATCGATGGTAAGCGCATCGGTGGATATACTGAACTTGTCGCATATGGTGACAAGATGGTGAAGCAAGAGCGCGGAGGACTTCTAGAGTTCTCCAAGGTCTATAAGCCGTTTCAATATCCTTGGGCCGTAGAAATCACACAGCGTCATGAGAAGGCGCACTGGATCGAAGATGAGGTGGATCTTGGAGAAGATGTTACGGATTGGAAATCTGGTAAGATGTCTTCGACAGACAAGGAATTTGTTACACAGATCCTGCGCCTCTTTACACAATCAGATGTCGCAGTCGGCAAGAATTACTATGACTTGTTCGTGCCGAACTTTAAGAACAATGAAGTGCGAAACATGCTCGGCTCTTTCGCCGCACGTGAAGGCGTACACCAGCGTGCTTATGCACTTCTGAATGATACACTTGGTCTGCCTGATGAAGAATATACAGCATTCCTTGAATATAAGGAGATGGCTGACAAGATTGACTTCATGACTGAGGCCGACACGACTACAAAGCGCGGCGTCGGTCTTGCACTAGCTAAATCTGTATTCAATGAAGGTGTCGCTCTATTCGCCTCATTTGTAATGTTGCTAAATTTTCAGCGATACGGCAAGATGAAGGGTATGGGTAAGGTTGTCGAATGGTCAATTCGCGATGAAAGTATTCACGTTGAAGGTAATGCATTCCTCTTCCGCACCTTCTGCGCTGAACATCCACGAATTGTAGATGATAGCTTTAAGCTTGAAATCTATGAGATGGCCAGACAGGCTGTGAAGCTGGAAGACAAATTTGTTGACCTAGCTTATAAAATGGGTGAAGTTCAAGGTCTAACACCCGATGAAGTCAAGCAATATATCCGCTATATAACCGACAGACGTCTACTTCAGCTAGGGTTGAAACCTAATTTTAAGGTTAAGGATAATCCCCTCCCCTGGCTTGAGTGGGTTCTGAATGGGGCTGACCACACGAATTTCTTTGAGAACCGTGTGACCGAATATGAGGTGGCTGGCCTGACTGGATCTTGGGAGGATGCTTATTCAAATGGTAAAGAAAGTCAAGGCGGTAGCTGACTACGAAGAAGAGGATGAATACACCTGTTCTTCATGTGATGCGGAATTCACTCTGGTCTATCATTCAGACCAGAGTGGAATCATCTATTCACCGGAGTTTTGCCCATTTTGTGGTGAAGCTTTGGATATTGAAGAAGATGATGAAGATGAGGAATACATAGACGAGGACTAAGGAGCCCTCGTGTATGATAGATTATGCTAATCCGTGGTTATTTGATGACAAACCCTTCACAAGCGCAGATATAGGTAAATCTTACGGGTTCGTGTATCTAATCACGGATAAGGTAACTGGTAAGATGTATATCGGTCGTAAATATTTCTGGTCGATGCGTAAGAAAAAGGGCGCATTGAAAAGAAAGCGTGAAGAAAGTGATTGGAAAATTTACTACGGATCGGCAGATGAGATCAAAGCTTTGGTAAAAGAATTTGGGCAAGATAGGTTCTACCGCCAAATTTTATCTGTACATTCCACCAAAGGTGATGTAAATTACTCTGAGGTCAGAGAACAATTTCGACGTGACGTGCTAGAAAAGGATGACTATATCAATGCAAACATTAACGGCAAATGGTTCAGAAAGCCTGGACACATCATCGCAGGTCGGCGTATTGCCGGATCATCTGGGTGGCCACCTCAATAAGACGCACCTTGACCCTGGCACGCTAATCTTTCTAAAGCAGAAATTTGATATCAAGTCGATGCTTGATATCGGTTGTGGTCCTGGTGGTATGATTGAGATGGCAGGGTCCATCGGAATCAGCGCATGGGGTATTGATGGTGATCCGTATGTCGAACGTAAGACAAAAAATGTCACTATTCAAGACTATACAAAAGGCTTCGTCGAAACAAGTCGTCTACCTTCTAGTTCATTTGATCTGGCCTGGTCTGTCGAATTTCTTGAGCATGTTGAGGAAAAATATCTACCACTGTATATGCATAGCTTCAATATGTGCAAATATGTGGTTTGCACGGCTGCACCTCCAGGTTGGCCAGGGCATCATCATGTCAACTGTCGCTCGATTGATTACTGGATTGGTGTCTTTTCCGCAAATGAATTTGATTATGATGCAGAGACTAGCGGATTGGTACGCGCGCATTCCACAATGACAAAGGGCTTCATGAGCCGCACAGGAATGTTTTTCAAAAAGAGGGAGCCTTGGTATGTATGATCCAGTCAAGCTATTCATTGGTACCTCTGCTAACGGTGAAGATGCTGAAGCAGAAATGGTATATGAATATTCGCTCAGGAGCAACTGCTCTCGCCCTCTCGACATTGTCTGGATGCGACAAACACTAGACAAGGAAAGCCCATGGGGTGGATGGGAGACGCAAGAATGGTCGACACCATTTAGCGGCTTCCGTTGGGCAATTCCAGAGGTCTGCAAGTTCAAGGGTCGCGCCATCTATACCGATGTCGACATGATTAATATGCGCGATATCAGCGAACTGTTTGATATTGACCTTCAGGGCAAGCCGATGACTGCTCGTAAGGGAACTCGTTTTGGTGGCCATGAATTTTGCGTAATTGTCTTTGATTGTGAAAAGATGGAAGAATATCTCATGCCTATTCAGCGCATGAAGGTTAATCCATCGTCACATCATCGGTTTGTTCGTTTCTTTAGCGGTAATGAAAAGCTCGTGCATGAGCTAGATATGCGCTGGAACTGTCATGACGGTGAAGGTTTGAAGGCCGAAGATATTTGGCATCTACATTTCACTAAGATGGCCACACAACCATGGAAGCCCCGTTGGTTTACTGGAACACCTGAAGAACATCCGCGCCCAGACCTTGTGAATGTCTGGTATGGTATGAAGGATTCGGCTAAAGCAAATGGTTATTCTGTACAATTACCGAATACACCATTTGTGCCTTATAGGATTATAGGAAGATGACACTTTTTGACGCGGTCGAGACTCCAGATAAGCTATGTGTGATGACATCATGCGACCAAGCATATCTGGAATCACACGGCCCAGCTTTCGTCGCATCTAATGCAATCGCAGGTAATTCGATTCATATTCATTTGATGGAAAATCCTGGAATGCGCCAGGTCAATCTTGCTAAATTGACTTCGCTCAAGCTAAGGTATAATGCGATTGCTCGCGGCACTCATATGACGTTTTCAACAGAGACGTTACATGTTCCAAAGGGTGTCAATAGCGAAACACTACGCACCTATTATGCTAGCAATAGGTTTCTTGTTGCACCTCGCTTGCTATCGACTGGTTGTGCGTTGTACCTATCAGACATCGATTCCATCTTCATGTCTAAGATGGAGAAGCTTGATGCCGATGTCGGACTATTCTTACGCGAGTCATTACCAGGTACTGTGGGTTGGGAAGCTCTCGGCACGAAGGTCGCTGCCGGTCTAGTATATTACTCAGGTGGCGAAGGTTCGCGAAATTTTGCGACAAAGGTTGAGAATAATCTAAACACCAATGGCCTTACTTGGTTCACAGATCAAGTATCGCTATATCAAGCATATACCTATTATGAGAAAAAGTTAAAATTTCACACGTTTGATATGTCAGTCATGGATTGGGAGTTTCGCGCAGGTTCTCCTATCTGGACTGGAAAGGGTACACGCAAGGATCTAGATCAGAGATACCTTGCAAAAAAGCTTGAGATGGAATCTAGATTGCCATCAGTCAAAGGAGCATTTTGGAGATGAGAAAGGTATTATTCTTAGCACCACGCCTTGACGTGATGTTTAAGGAAGGTCATGTTCCTTTAGAGCGCGGTCCTATTCCAGCTGTGCGTATGCCGTGGCACAATCTGCGAACCATGGTAGTCGAGGAGCATAAGCGCCGTGGTGATGATGTGAGAGTGCTGGAGCTTCCGCTCTGGCAATTCACACCACAGGTTGTGCAATCATTGGGTGCTGATCTTTGCTATGTACCTCATAAGATGATCGATAATTTCCCAGTTTCAAATGTCAACGTGATGTATTATATGCAGACGGTTATTCCGTATCTGTTTACGATTGACTCGCGCGGCTGGGGTGCATCCGCATCCAATTACCCCTGCACAACATTTCTTGAAGGTGAGACTACTGGTATAGGATTCAATACACTCAAGGCTCGTATCTTTGAGAATTATAGCAAGTTCAAGCAGCCAGATTTTAAAGATATAAAGCTGCCTAAGGACTATGTTCTATATCTCTGCCAAATTCCGCATGATGAGACGATTCGTTATCATTCTAGAATCACAGTCGAACAAGCTATTGAGGCCACGTGTCGTGCGACTAAGGAACTAGGATATCCTTTGGTGCTTAAAGGTCATCCTGTAAATCAAGGTGCTATGGTTCAGCTTAGACAAATTGCTGATAAATACGCGCACGCTATTTGGTTAGATGACGTATCAATCCACCAGCTTATTCCTGATGCACGGACTGTGGTAGTGGTAAACTCTGGCACTGGCCTAGAGTCTCTGCTACATCAAAAGCCAGTCATCACTTTCGGGCGTGCCGATTATGATGTGGTTACAAACCGCGTCGAAGGCAACAACCTGAGGGAGCTTCTGGAGAGACCTAAATTTAACCAAGAAGCCGTGAAGAAATTTATTGACAGGTGGTATGATTCCTGCTATAATACCACCTTACACGCAGGAAACGACAGCTTTACCAAGCTACCTTAGGGGATATGAGATGAGCAAATACTGGGGGTACCACCTGATCCTTGACTGTGCGGGTTGTGACCCGCAATCCATTAAGGATTATGATAACATTTATAATTTTGCCAATCGACTGGTCGATGATATCGATATGGTTGCATATGGCGAGCCGCAAATTGTAAATTTTGGTAGTGGTGATAAGGCTGGATATACCCTGGTCCAGCTTATCGAGACATCTAATATCTGTGCTCATTTTGTAAATGAGACAAATGACATCTATCTGGATGTATTTTCTTGCAAGCCGTATGACGTGGCTACGGTTGAGCGATTAGTAGGTACTTATTTTAAGCCTCAGAGTATTCGTAAGACTTATATTACACGGCAGGCGTGACATGAGCGCGGTGCTTCACGTCCCGACCGTCAAGCGACTCGGCCGACATGTAATCGCCGAGTTCTGGGATGTCGAGCCTAGCGTATTATGCGAGGTTGGCTTGCTAGAGTCAATCTTTGTAGATGCTTGTCGTGAATCAGGCGCGACTGTTCTCCATAGTAATTTTCATGGCTTTGGAGACGGTTGCGGTGTGACTGGTGTGGTGATTCTTTCTGAGAGTCATGCATCTGTTCACACCTGGCCTGAATATGGCTATGCAGCTGTGGATGTATTCATGTGTGGTTCATGTGATCCAAACATTGCTGTGAAAGCCATCTATAATCGTCTGGCTGAAGCAAGTGGCAAATATGCCATAGGTTCTGAAAGCCACACATTTCATCGTGGTATCCTAGAGCAGATTGAAATTACACATTGACATCCCTCTAGAAATCATATAGTATAGTACCATGAGCAAACAGACGCAAACACGTAAATTCCGAGTCCGCACCTCTGAGGGTCGGGTATATATCGTAGAGAAGTATGGCTTCTCTGTGACTTGCACCTGCAAGGGGTTTGGTTATCGTAACAAGTGTAAGCACTCTGATGCTATTAAGTGTTTTCCGGGTTAGCTCAGTTGGTAGAGCAAGGGACTGTTAATCCCTGGGTCGCTGGTTCGAGTCCAGCACCCGGAGCCATATAATGATAATCCATGAAAGCAAGCGAATGTCAAAAACTGCCCGTAATATGGCTGTGGCCTTAGGTACAGCTGGTGAGATCCTAGTCGCAACCCTCCTAAAAGAAGAGGGTCGACATGTCAAGATGTCTCATGATCAATATGATAGAGTCAAGGACATGTTGGTTGACGGTGTACAGAATGTTGAGGTCAAGACGCAGGTTCCTTTTATCAAGGAAAATGCTATGACCTTTAGGCCAGATCAATTGGCTAAATGCACTAATGCCGATGAATTGTATTTTGTTCTAGTCTCTGCGCCAAAACATAAGTATCATTATAGTGGTTGGGTAATGAAGGTTATAGATCCTAAGAATCTAGCAATTAGAGAATATCGTACCAAAGACGGCCGCGACATGTTATTGGTTGATATTGATCAGCCTGCGGTGCAACTTTGGAAGCGTATTCCTAAGCAACATTTGACTTTGATGAATAATCTTACGGTATCAAATTATTGACGATATATTTTGATCCACCAAGGCCACATCCAAGGGCTGGTGAAAAAGTAAAGCTGAAAAAGCCTGATGGTCGATTGATTGATGCTGAGATACATTGGATATATGGTCAAGATAAGTATTTTCTAGTCTCTGTCAAAGAAAATAAGTATATCGAGGGTATTACATTTGAAGTTACTTCTGTAAAAAATATAGAATTTATTACAGATACATAGGGTTAAGCTGGGTTAGCACAACGGTAGTGCAACGGTTTTGTAAACCGTAGGTTGGGGGTTCGAATCCCTCACCCAGCACCATAGAAAGGTGCGCGCCATATGCCTAATAAGTT